CACATTGCTAGGAAGTACCTTTACAATAAAGACAACTGCTTTTTCTGATCTTCATAAACAATAACCAATGGATCATTCTCTATCCAATACCTTCCACCCTGCTCCCCATTTTCTTTTGTTTTTATTGAGTGACAATTAGCGCATAAGATTTGAAAATATTCTTTTGGGTTAATACCCTGATTTTGCATTTTTCTTATTTCTTGGTGTGTTTCACTTCTTAACCGTGACTTACCAACAGGTTTAATATGGTCAAACTCCAGACATCTTTCATCGTCCATACCACAAGCAACGCAACTTCCACCCATCATCTCTATTGTTTCCAATCTTATCTTTCTTCTTGATTTTTGATAGCTGTTTTTAGGCAATCTAATTTTTTTTGGTCGTGATAACTTTTGTAGTTCACGCTTTTGCTTTTGTTTTTCTAAAAACCTTTGCCCCTTCTCGCCAGACAACCACGTTTGATAGTATTCTTTACACTTCTCTTTATTATTACGTTGCCAAGCCATTTTATCTTCTTTGTTCTTATAAGGCATATGTCCTCACTTTCTTTTCGCCGTCCTCAACGCTTGGTTCAATCTCTTCCTAAATATATCCGTCACGCCGCCTGTCTGAGCAAACACAACGCCTTTGACCGTATCGCCAAACGGAAACAACGGACGGTATTGTGCTTTATCAACATAACGCGCAACCATCCTGATCCGTTGACCTCCCGAATTTCTTCGGCTTCTTCCATAGCGTTCCCATATACCTTCAAACTGCGCGCCGGTCTTTCCCTTCGGTATTCCGGCAAAGTATTTGGTGCGATCATTAATTAGCTTGGCATAAGTCGCTGGCGTGATGTTTCCGTATTTGTTTAGCTTGGTCGCATCAGTTGATATCATCAATGCTTTGCGCTTGGGGAAGCGCGTGCCGCCCCTGACTTGAAACTTCATATAATCCATCTGCTTATCGCCGATGAATACTTCCGCAACCAGATTAGTCTTGCGTGCTTTCTTTACGAAGAAACCGCGTTTAGTAAATGGCGTTGCACCGCCTTGAAATGTTTTATCTGCCGCATCAGGAAGTGCTGGCTTACGCGCCTTAAACGCCAAATCGTTAAGCGTGTTAGCTATAGCAAATGGGATTTGCTTCTTCTGCACATCAGACAAGAAGCGTGTAACACTACTGATATTAGAAGCGATGTTGATGTTCATTGAACCGTTCCACTATCGAGCGTGAAGATAACAACATTCTCTTCGTCATCACCGAAGTCAGCCAAGACATAACCGCAATTATCACAAGCGATAATGCCACTGAACTCTTCAACGATACAGTGTGTTTCTTTCTCACAGTTGTTGCAGATGATCTCATCAGCAAAAAACAAAACCTGACTCATAACAATAACCTAACTGAAAAAAATCCCCAGCACAAGCGGCTGGGGCAGTTGGGAGGAACTAATCATCTTTAGCATAATCATCGTAATTAATCACATTGTCAATATCAACACACTCTGCGCCGACAGCCGCATATCCGGCTATGTCTACCCAACTATCCCGATGTGATGGATTGTCAAGTAGTCTAGCCATCTTTATTCCAATCATCGCCAATGGTACTTGATGCGGCGCAATCTCAATATCTAACAGTCCCATCCAGATAACCGCGATCTTCGCGTGGAGATCATAGGCATCACCGTATTCGCCACCGCGTTCTTGTACAATCTTCAACGCGTCTTTCAATATATCTTCTTTTTTCATAATTGCTCCCTTTAGAACGGAATTTCATCATCAATGTCGTCTTTAGGTATCGGCCTGATGCTGACAACCTCTGCGCCGGGGAATAATGACTTAACCGCATCGATGCTGTCAACGGTATCTTTTTTATCCGCTTCCAATATTCGCGCAATCTCTTGAACGCTCCAAACGACCATATCACGATTATCGCGTGCAACCTTAACGCAATCCGCTTCTGTTTCGCAAACCGCCAGCACCTTACCGCTTGGCATCGGTGCTTCAAAGTAACGACCGCTTATTTCTTTATGGCCTCGCGCGATAGCCTCTTTCTCTAACACGGCATAAGCACGCTTGGTCACTTCGACCTGACGCACGACCTCGATGCTATCGTGCTTATCTATCGCATCATTCAATCGATATCGTTGCTGGTAGAACTTATCGCGCGTGTCTTGCGATACCAGTTCTTGTAATCGATCAACGCCCCACCGTAATTCGTATGACCGAACCGTTGCATCGTGATCCATCAACGCGCCTTCGATGCGCCGATAATTAACATCATCATTTCTTGCGATACGCTTTACCATTCCCCACCATCCTCTCATTGGTTGTTTAACTCTTTTCGTAACCACCAGATTAACCTATTTAACCACCCCTATAGGGTGGTGGTTAAAATAGTTAATTTTCTGCGGATTAACCATAACATTAACCTTTTTAACTTTTTTAACCTTAAAACAAATCAGCATCAAACGCCTCACCTTCTAAGTTCCTGATAAGAGTAATAAAATTCTTACCTTGATCTTGCGTGATTAACCCTAGCGTTTCATCCAAATAGTTAACCGCCTTATTTCTGGCGTTTGACGGATGTTTAACGCCAAAGTTATTAAAGTTAACCCATTCGGCCTTCATTCTTTCTAAAACAGCCTGTCTGCTAACTGGATTTTTACCTGTTACGGAGTATTCCGCCAATATATTTTCCCAAGCACTTAACTGTTGAGGATTCAGGGTTATGCCCTTTTTTTGCGCCTTAGCCTGAACTTTTTTAATCACCGCGCTATCGTCAGCGATTAGCGCAACCTTCTCGAAAGCAAACTGCATATCTGGAACTGGTTCAGCATCCTTCTGTTTCTCAACGTGCATCAGCACATTTTCTTTACCAGCCGCCTTAACTTGCAGTGACGTATCAACGGCCGCTACCATCGCGTTACTGCCTCGCATACCGCGACTGGCGTCCTTACCGGAATGATGTATCGCCAGCAACGCGCAATCGGCGTGTGTGCGTATCCTGTCGCACGCCTCAACGAAGATGCCAATTTCAGAACTACTGTTCTCTTCCATTCCGACCATTGATCTAGCGACAGTATCGATAACGATAAGCCGATAGCCACCGCCGAAATGGTCAATGGTGTCGATTAGTTCCTGTATGTCCGCCTCATCACGAAACTGCACCGCCTTCGGCACAACTTGAAGCGGCACATCTTCGTTCAGACCATAATGGGTTTCCCACGCTTTAACGCGCTTACCAAGGCCGCCTACGCCTTCGCCAGCTATATATAATACCTTACCGCCATCAACCGGCCTGTCGTGCCACGCACGCCCATATGCGACCGATAACGCTATGTCTAACGCGATGAACGATTTGCCTACGCCCGGTGCGCCGTATAACGCGCTGAAACCGTGTTTAGTTATTACGCCATCAACCAGCCACTTAACTGGCGGCATATTACGCAATTCGTTTAGCCCCAAGATAGGCAGTATCTTCGCTGGCGGTTCATCCACCTTTGTTTCAATCTTCGGTGCGTTCTTAACTAACTCACGCAGTTGTTCGATGGTGTTGCCAGCGTCCAGCCAATCAACCGCATCGCCTTTATCTGGCAGATTAGGTAGATCAACGCGCTTAACCGCTTTAGCGACTGGCAATAGTTCGTTGATGACCTTTATCGCGTGCTTATCGCCAGCCTCATCATTATCGGGGATGATGACCACATTACGCCCAGCAAAATGCTTGTTTAACTCTGGTTTCCAATTACCAGCACCGCCGTGGTTCGTTGACGCTATGACGTTATAACGCTTTAACGCTTCTGCCGCCTTTTCGCCTTCGACTATATATATCGTTTTGTCAGGGTTGGTTAGGATATCGGGCAGATTATACGGAAGCGGATCAATGTCTTTAACCGACCATACCCATCCGCCATTTCCGTCTGGCCTACGCTGACGATATGTTTTCTTACCGCCCTCATCAATGCGAATGACCTGATACGCTTCAACGCCGTCAGCGTCATAATATGAAAATTCGGTTGTACGCTTTAGCGTACGTTCTAACGCCGGCTGTACTCGCTTTGATATGTTGAACTTCTTTTCGGCTATATCAGCGATAGACATTAGCGATGCGCCTTCGTGAAGACGTATCATTTCCATAACGCCGCCGCCTTGACCTAATTCGTGGTCATAGAAAGTGCCAGCCTTGAGATCAACGACCTTGCTGAACTTATTGCCGAAGTAAATCTTGTCACCCTGTCGCTTCGTGGGTGTCCCCAGATAATGCGTTGCAACCGGTTCTATATATGCCGCATAATTTGTTGTCATTTTAATTGCTCCCAGTTCTCCCAATCGCCAGAAACGATGGCGGCCTAGCTGGGAGAAAGCTAGACCGCCACCTTCTACGACCTAAAACAAGTCGTCATCAGACTGAGCCGCTGGGGTCGGCGCAGGAGCGACAGGTTCAGGCGCAGAACCTGTCAACATATCCGGTTTATCCACCCAGCCAGATATGTTCCATTCCGGTGCTTTGAAACGAAGTTCGCCTTGAGGCGTGCTAACCTTTACCGGAACTGTGCCGGTAATCTCAACAACCGGAACTTGACCGGGATGTTGTGCTTTGGTTGCCTCGAAAGCGTTGTGCAGTTCGTCCAATGCCCTCAATACTGTTTTAGCAGAATGTGAGAACTCGCGCAAACCCAACTCTTTAGATGCGATCCTGACACGGAAAGCACGCTTAAAGTCGCCTTCGGGTTTTGCTGGAACAGCTTCGCCAACCTTTACCGTTCTAAAGTCTGGTCGCCCAGTCTCAAACGATAACCAGCCAACTTCGAGATTATCCATATCCATCACAAACTTAGTGGGAAACTGCATTTCGCTTTCCTGTTTGATCCATTGCCCAGACGCGTCTTGGACGCGATCCTGTTTAATGAAGTCCCCAGCCTTCGCATCGTATTTAACGATAGGAAGGATATCCCCAGTAGATGTGCTTTCTTCAAGATTAAAACCTAATGCCATAACAATAACTCCTTAACAATAACATTAGTTGCATTTGACCTCACCGAAGGTGAAGCCGCTAATCGGGTAATAAGCAAACAGATCGACCGGATCATCCCTATCAGTACGTCTGCTTAACCCGATATCGTGTTCAGCATCAAAATTAATGATGCCGATACGATCCGTCCATTCGACTAGTAACTTGCATTTTAGCCCAGTTGCGCTTGTAAGATTAGACGCGGCTAAGACCTTGTGCAAGTTGACCATCATCGATGGATATTCCGTTGATGCGAAACTGCGCGTCTTTATTTCGATAAAACCTAACGCTTTATCACCACGCATCAATAACGCATCCATAATGTATTTAGGCGGAAGATCAACGCACTCGCATTTATAGCGTTCAGCGATTGACGCCATAAGTTGCTTTTCGCGTGCGATTGCTTCTGGTGCTTCATACCAAGTCATAGCAACTCCCTGCACACATAGAAAAAGGTTTCCATATCCATTTCGCACGCATAACGCCAGTCGTGCGGCATACCGCCGCCGGAATACACGTTGAAGTCTTTAATACTTGCAACCGCCTCAAGCGGCAAACGCACGCGTGGCTGTTGCCGGTCGTAACGGTAGATCAGGCAGGGTAATTTGTTTCCGCCGGCCTTACGCGCCGCAACGCAAACCTGATCCCACCATTCCGGCTTTGCTTGTACGCCTAAGCCATACCGCTTGCACTCGATCACGAATGGGAAGTTACTGACTTCCACCGGTTCGATATCGGCAAGACCACCTTCGCGCGTTTGCGATAAGATGCGCTGGAACTTAATGCCAAGTGCCTCTTCGAGCAACTTACAACATTCACGCTCCCAAGCGTGTCCTTTATCGCGCCCACCACCCGGACGCATTAGCTAATCGCCCCAGCGTTGCGTGTTGCATTATCGATGCGATCCTCTTCATCGCGGATGCGCTTTAGTTCATTCAGCATCGTTTGGTCAACAAAAGCCGCCATCGAACTGCGGTTCTTGCGTGAATATTCCGCTATCAGATCATAGGTTTCTGGCCTGATGCGGATGAATAAATTCTTTAGATCGTCTGACATAATGGTGACTCCTTTAGCCATTCTATATATCAACTAGATATCGTCTGGCAATACCCCTGATATTTTTTTTCAAAAAAAGGCATTTTTTTGTTGCAATGATATCAAAATGCTATATATTAAGGTTAT